GCCATCAATCTTTTTAATTTTAGCATCCTGTGCTGTTAATTTCTCTGTAGTTGTCTCTTTAAAGTTTGCTACGTCGCCACTAATCTCACCAACTTCTGCTTTAATTGCTTTGAATTGTGCGGTGTCGACTTTATCCGCTACAACTTCTTTTAATCCTTCGACTTCTTTAGTTCTTGCTGCCGGTGAAGATAAATTACCAGTAATCATTGCTTTATGATTCTCAATGATCACAGTAACTCTCTCGCCATCTTCAACGTTTATAACTGTAGAGACGGGAGTCAAGCTTTCACTTCCGTCAATCTTAACAGAAACGGTACCGCCCTCTCTATGAACGGTACCGGTTAAAATGGTAGGAGTTTTCGTCTCCTCTTTCTTATTTACAGCAGCAACGAAGTCTTTTATAACTTTCTTATCAAGACTCATTATAAATCACCCCATAACTGTTTTGCGAACGCACCAGTCTCTTCAACCTGACATGCAGCATCACATGGTATAGACTGACTTGTTATTTTTACTTTCACGTTTTCCAATCCAGCTCTTTCATAATTCAATCGAACGCAATCACCAACTCGAACCGGATAATAAGCATGTTTAAATGTAACTTTGTATTCCAAAGTCGATTTAGCCTTCAATAGATTCTTTGCATAAGTATCTAAGATAGATTGAGACACCGTTCCAGTGATGTTTGGATTGGTATCTCTATATAAAATCTCTCTCCCTCTATTTACAGTTGAAGTTATGCTTGTCGGATCGTTATTCTCTATTCGAGACTTAAAGAATTGATTGTCGCCCGAATAAATAACCTCTACCACATTTGGAACCCCATACAAATCGTATTCCGTGCTGATACTAGGCTGAAGAATTGAATGCTCATCATCTCCAAAAGTAACGACCGGCTGCATTGCCTCTAGCTCTCGTTTTGGAGAGAATGTAACAGTTCCCATCTCATCAGTAGAAAAACTGAAATCGGCCTTAGCAATCAAATCAGAATTGAAACTCAACCATGTATCGTCAGTATTTGATACAAAATTCTCAACCAGAGTCTTCTTGCTCTCTGTTACGATCAATGGTGCTCTCATATGTTCCTGAATATTTTTGCAAGCATTCTCCATAATGTTCGCATTCTTCATTACAGTAAATCCATACGGTGGTAATGTTTCCTTCAACTCCACTAACGGCATATATGCATCTATAGACATGCTCGCAATCTTGCCATCGAAATCATTTCCGGGAGTTTGAGCGAGTACTGTTGCTAATGGAAACTTCTCAGTAACTCCATTTTGAATTACCACCATGTATATACGGACATAGCACTCGTTCAGTGATTCAGTGACTTCCAAAGTAGCATGACCAGTCGTAGCTTCACTGCTATCTCTTTCAATTGTACTTGATTTGACACAGGTTATTCTGGATTTGTCGCACCAAGAAAGAGGATCTACGAGATAATACTCATAGGTCCTCTGCATAGATTTAGTCCAATCTGGCATTAAGCATCCCCCTCTACTCTAGTAAGTGTCAGCGTCACCGGAATGACTAATGTGTTATGTGTTTGTTCGAATGATACTGCTACATTCGCCCAGTATCCGCTTCCGGAAGGCTCTCGAACATAGCAATCACCCATGTAAATGCTTAATCTTCTAAGCATACTCAGCGTATCCATATCAGTCTTCGGAACATCTGTCTTCCATGTTGATGTAACTCCAAGCTGAGTACCATAATAACTGACCGGATGCTGTCTACCAACATACTTGATGCATTCAACATCTTTGTCATTGCTATCAGATATGTCGATATTATAAGGAAGCTTTAAGATATTGCCGAGATAAGTAGGATCGTTGTCCATGTCACTTGCACCGGCATATGATTCGTCTGGATACTCTGTGTCAGTCCACTGCTCTCCCCACTGAATGATGATCGGCACCGGTTCAGGTGCTAATGCAGTTCCAACAGGTTCCGCATCTGTATCGTTATAAACAGACGCACCCGTAATCGTTGATGTTGCTACGATTCGATACTGCACCTGATTCAGAGGTGGATGAGGGTCATGTAACCAAGTTGTTCTGGTGTTCGCTACTTGTGTTTTGTTGATCTTAGTGAATGTGCCATCGTAATTGATACGGTAGACATCCAATATAACGTTCTCCGCCAGTCCATATACCTGAGGATTTTCAAGCTCATCGCTATCTTCATCAGGCTCTTCTGGAATTTCTATCGTCGTATCTTCACAATACGGACAAATCTCGATCGACATGGTTTCAGGATCAATATCACTCATGATTACCTGCGGACTAAGTTTTGTGTCGTCCATGTTAACCCAACGAGTAACTGAATAAGATGCAGATAAACCAGATTCCATATACACTGTGCATTTGAAACTGTAATGTATAGCATTCTCAAGATGAACATCTGTAGCTACAATTTCGAACGTGCCTGTCTTATCTTTAACATCAATGACTTTAGAAAATACCTCATCATCCTTGAATACCATTACTCTTGTACCGTCATACGTATCGTACCAGTAATTCTCCTGAGCAAAGATTTGTATATGAAATGTCACTGGAGTCTGCGAAACAGGTCCGGTTATATATCCCATTTTGATTGGAAATGATGTGATGTTCTCGTTTGTACCGTTGACGTCCAAACTGATTGTCGGTTTGGGATAGATGTCGATAGTTCTTTCTTCAGACCAGTCACTCCAGTACTGATCAGCGGTCATTGCTCCTTTAGTTCGAACTTTCCAGTAGATTTTGCTTCCCTCAGCATAATCGGACACATCCAATTTATACTCAACGGTAGCATCTCTTTCGTCTCCGACACGAGTATTCTGCCATGTGAGAGTCTTTGATGAGCCGTTCACGGTAACCATAATCTGAGCCCAGGTCTGACTTGAGCCGTCAGTTGCATTATGTACCCAGTACAAGATCGGCGTTTCACCGACACCAACTTTAGTCGCTGAAGACCATGTAGTCGGTGCCGATGGTTTCTTACCGATTGTAAGTCCAGTGTAACCGGAATATGGTGACTCTCCTCCACTGTTCTTAGCTCTTACTTGGAAATACCAAGTTTTACCAAGAGACAGTGTTGAACTATTTGCAAATGTATAAGATGTAGATTTATCAGACGTTGAAACTGTTGATACACCATCAGATTGTCCAAATAATGACGGATCATTTGTATATGCAATTTCATAGCTTGTCGCGGTTGGTGATGCGTTCCAAGAAACACGTACATCGGTTCCATCTACGCCAACAATTACAGCGTTGATTCCGGTAGGTGCTGGAGGATATGTTACAATATCTGATGAATAACCAGACCACTCACTGTATGCATTGTATGTAGAACTATAGCCTCGACATCGTACTTTATAAGTGTTGCCAGGATTAACTCTACATGAGGCTTTAACTGTCTTAATATTGGTTTTCAGAAGCAAGGCCGATGCAAAATATTCCCAACCATTATTAGCCCATACCTGAAATTGAATATGGGTATTCTTCAGATTATCGTCAGTTATTTCGAAATCCAACTGCAGATTATCAACAGCATTTATTGTTGCTGATGGTGCTGATGGAACTGCAGTTTTATTAGCGTTGATACTGAACCAATTTGATATCTGTGTCCCACCTTTATAAGTGGCATTGGTTGTCTTTTTTTTCTTTTTAGCCGTTTTGTTCTTATAATATTTATAAGTTTTTCCTACAACTGTCACTTTGACTGCTACTTCGACAGCGTCTGATGGCGGACTATAAATAATGTTATATATAGCATCAGTACTATTTGACGCTCCATTTGCACCGGCCTGAACGGTGTCAGTGGAACCTTCGATTCTTCGATTTCCTACTTTATACAGCCATTGAAGCTTATATTCTTTAACAGCTTTTGAACGCCTCTTCAAGTTCATGTTGAACTGGGCGACAACCTGCGTATTACTTCCTGGAGTAAACGATATAACAGGTTTTGATGTGCTGTATACGGTTTTATCAGTTCCTGTTCTATATCCCATTATGCCCTCCCATTCATCTTAACTGCTCTTACCAATGTCTTAACTGCATTTGCCGTTGTACTTCCGTCATCATACGTAACACCATTTACTGTGTATACATTCTGTGGTCTTTCGAGAATGTCTTTACGAAGGCCATTGATTGCTGAAACTACATCAGAAGTATCTCCATTTTGATTTATTCCGAACGATGCACCAGCCATAGCCATGTTCTGTCCAACTGTGAGATTGGTCATCATAGTATTAACACGCTGAATACCTGCTCGAATCTGAGAATCATCAATTACTGGAGTAATGGTTGGAGATGTGTCAAGTCCGCTGCTCATAAGAGCCGAAATCATGTTAAGTGAATTCTGTAAACCTGCTAAAGAGGATGTTGCAACATTGGCTCCTGCCGACTGAGCGGATTTTTGTCCGTCGTTCAATGCGTTTGTAAGACCCTGTACTGCAAAGTCACCTACCGCATAAAATTCTCGTGAAGGTGAGTGAATACCAAGTCTTGCTTTTGCGGCTGCCAAAGCTTGTGCTGCAACATTCGAAGCGGCATTAATCGCACTGGATGCTCCTGCTCCGATACCTCCTGCCAAACCAGCACAAAGATATACACCTGCTGAATAATATCCGCCGTAATGTGCTTTTGCTGCTGGTAAACCTGCTGATGCTACATTCGAAGCAGCACTGACAACTGAACCTCTACCTGCTGTAATAGCTGATGTAAAGGATTTGATCATGCTACTACCAAGTGTCTTAAACGATGCGTTCAAGGACGTACTTCTGGTCTGTACGGTGCTAGACAATCCATCAAACAATCCACTCATGGCTGATGTCGCTCCAGACGATGCAGACGAAATAGAACTGCTCACTCCAGACATCGTGTCACCCATTGAGCTGCTCATGTTCTTCAGATATGACTGCATTCCACTTGTATCAAAGCTTCCCTGGCATTTGGACATGGTGTCGTACATCTTCTGGATTGATGTAGATACGGCATTCATTTTACCGGTATCTACTGTATTGACATACTGACCAAATGCATTAAGTTTAATACCGAACTGAACTATGGTGGTGCCGAATGTATCGATTCCGGTAAGCCCTGAAAGTTTAGTATTCAGATCTTGCATCTTACTTCCAAGTGTATCTGCGAACACAACAAGATTTGATGTGTCGATAGTCTGTCCTGCTGTCTTACTACACATGTCATAGAAGACCTGCATTGCTGTTGAAACAGCTGTAATCTTACCGGCATCCACAGAAGCAATCTCTGAATAGAATCCAGTAGTAAATTGTGTGCCAAACTGCATAAGGTTCTGAGCAAACGTTGTGAGATTTGAAGATGCGGCAGCAAAGCCATTATCTGCTCCCATACTGTTTGCAAGTGTGACCAGTTTCTTGGTAACATCCATAACGGTATCCATCTGACCACCATCGATACCTGATGCCGAACCCGAGAAATCAGAAAGACTTGTTCCAAATTTCTTAAGAGATTCACCGAATCCGCCAATATCGTTTCCGCCCGTGAAAAAGTCAATTAAGCCGCCTGATGTAGGAACATCATTTGCAAGCTGTGTCATCAGCTCGCCAGCTCTCTTAGCAGCTGCAACAGCATCTTCATTTATAGCATTATCACCGGATACAGAACTTGAGAAGTCGCTCATGGCTTTACCAAAAGCTTTAATGCCTTCTCCAAAGCCAGACATATTCTTCCAACCTGTGATTTTCTGAATGATACCGTCTGTTTCGGGAAGAGCGTCATTGAGTTTCGCAAGACCTTGAGCTACTTTAACCACACTCTCAAGATTTCCAGTGTCAGTGATATTTGCTGTAGATTCGGCAAAGGATTTCATCGCATCGCCAAGATTAGAAGCTCCTGTTGCGAACAGTGATAAGTCTTTCGATCCAAGCCAAGCCTGAAGCTTACCACCGGTTGCTGGAAGTGCATTATTCAGATCAGAAATACTCTGAGCTACAGACACAACGTCTTTCATGTGTCCGGTATCAGTTATACCCTGCGTTGCATTATAGAAAGATGTAAGCGCTTCGCCAAGTGAAGTAAGATTCGTACCAAGACTTGCGAGTGAGCTGTTACCGGAGAATTTCTCAAATAATCCATCCAGAATACCAGAACCAACAAATGAACCTATAGCAGATGCTAAAGTTCCAGCTGCAGTTGCACAATCCGGATTCAAGGTAGATAACATACTAAAGAATCCAGCTGCGTTCGTAGCAAAATTGGACAAATTAGATCCGATTGCTGGTAAACCAGAAGTAGCGCCAGCTGCAAATCCTCCTACCAGAGAACCAACTGCATCTCCTACTTTAAATAGAACTGTCTTGAGATAATCGAGTGCAGTATCTACTCCCCCTCCAGTGAAATTATTTACAAGACTGAGAACTCCACCAAGAGCGGTCATCAGTGTTGCGAGAACTCCAACAAATGCTACAAGTCCAAGAGCTGCAGATGCTGCGGATGCTGGGTTTACTCCAGTAGCCGTGGTTATAGCACAAGCTGCTGTTAATGATAACAGCACCATTGACAACGATGCAGATGCTTTAAGAGCTGAATCGGTATCGGTGAGTGTTGCTAAACCATATATAATTCCTCCAAGAGCTGCTACTACGGCTGTCAAAACAACAATTCCGACAAGTCCTTTCTTAGCAGATTCAGATGACTTTGCTAAAACCGTGCACATACCAATAACGATACCAAGTGCCACGCTTGCACCAAATATTTTACCTGTATCACACATGGAAAGTAATGCTAATGCACCAGCTAAGACGCCTATCATTACAGCCATAGAAACGAGCGTCTTACCAGAACCTTTTGTGGCATCGCTAGCTGCTTGTGATAGTAATGTTAACAGTACCATTAATGCACCGATTGAGCCTACACATTTTAAAATATCACCGCTGTCTATACCGGCAATTAATTTCATAGCACCTGCTAAAATAAGAATACTTGCTGACATACCCAGCATCATAACACCAAGTTTGGCGCTATTTCCTCCTCCGGGTAATTTAGAAATTCCCATCAGCACACCATACAATACAGTAATCAATCCAATCGTAATAATACCTTTGGCAATATCACCATTATCAATTTTTGCAATTATTTTAATTGCTGTAGCAATAAGAATAAGGCTTGCTGAAATTGCTAAAATACCTACCCCAGCTACTTGAGCATTCTTTCCGGCTAATCGAGTAGCAGCCATAATAAGTGATAAGGCTGTAAATATACCAATTACACCGCCGAGTCCCTTGCGAATCTCATCTGGATTCATCTTGGCAAGTTTTTTCATGGCTATAACAATTAAATATAAAGACGCTGCCATAGCGAGTATTGGTTTTCCACTTATGCCTGAACTAAACTTTGAAGAAGACCATTTCATAACGAAATCCATTAAAGTCAATGTTCCCATAAGAACAATCAACGTATTAGTAGCACCGTCAATGTCACCCTTCTCATTTGCAAGTAGTCGTAACGCAACGCTCATGATTAACAGCGATTTAGCTATGCTGTTAAATACTTTTCCGTTATCAGTAAGTGGTCCACCAGAAATATCGGTCATTGCAGCACATGCTAAAGCCAAACCACCGGCAAGAACAGACAAAAGTATTGCATTATTGATAGATGTTCGTAAATCCATTCCATCCATTATTTTAAGAGCTATAGTAAGAATGAGAATTCCTTTAGCCATGGATTTCATTTCTTTACCAGCGCCAGATATATCAGAAAGCGCATTAACTAAACCTGCTACGCCTGTAAGCGCGGCTAGTAACCCGCCAATAGCAGCTAAACTAATGAAAGCTTTCTGTAAATCAGCCTCTGGAATCTGCGATAGTACAACAAGTGAAGCCGCAAGAATTCCAATTGATACCGCAAGATTTTTGACAGCTTGACTTCTCTTTACCCATGCATCAGCTTTAATACTAGAAGCCCAGCTACTTAAAACTTTGTCAACGCTATCCCCAAGATTTGAGAGGTCGGGCAACAATGAAGTTAATCGCTTTACGGAATTGATAAGTTTACCAACCTGCTTGGCTGCTAGAATAATCAGTCCACTACCAACAATAGCAACGATTGGACTCCAGTCAACATTAGAAAGTTTGTCTTTTACAATATCGGCAAACTCACTAATACCATCTTTCAGTTTTGATAAGTTTGTAATAACTGTATCCCATGACTTATCCTTAAGTTTATCGAGACCTTCTCCGAAAGTATTGAAATCACCTACAACAATGCTAAGTCCTTTATGAGCATAATCTTTGAATTTATCAATTCCTTTACCGGCTGTATCAAAGATTTTGTCAGTATTAACAAAGTAATCGAACACATTATCTTTGAAGTCTTTTAAGACATCTCCGATATTATTCATATCAATCTTGTCAAGCTTTTTGCATCTATTAATAAAAGCGGTAAGTCTGGTAGAACCACCTTCAAAATATCCACCAAGTTTGTTAAGGCCTTTACCCCACTCTTCTTGGACTTTTTTTATTCCATTTTGAACTTTCTCAGACTCATACAGCTTTACAGTCCAGTCTTTAATAAAACTTGCTGCTTTCTTCAAGTTAGTTGAAGTAAACTCAAGAGTAGACATATAAAGCGTGTTGTTATGTATAGCGTCCCTCAGCTTTACGATATTATCACCAAGATTTGCTGTGAATTCCAGAATGTCAATATCAGACATCTTAAGCAAATCACACAATGTCCTAAATCCAAAGCGTACGGCTCCTCCGGTGATAGTTCCGACAATGTCTAAGGCCGCAAACAAACCTTTAAAAGATCTCTGTAACTGATCACTTGTCTTTGAACTATACATGAGATTGAACGATAAATCATGTACTTTCTGTATGATTCCATACAAGTCATCAGATGTAAATTCCTTCGGGAAGATATCTTTATAAGCAGTCTTAACATCATGGGCTATACGAATAAGACCCTTCCATGCGTATCCGATTGATTCAATGGCTAAATCTCTACCACCTTTTTTGGTGATATCGTTCATCAAATCATTGACATTACTTTTGAGTTTATCAGTAGAACCAACAGCATCTTGCAGCGCTTTTACTGTATTTGGACCCACAATACCATCAACACTAAGACCTTTCGCCTGCTGAAATGCTTTAATAGCTGCAGTCGTCTCTGAACCAATAAGACCATCAGAACCATATTTACTCAAATTGTATCCAAGCTGCTTAAGAGCTTCCTGAACGTTCTTTACATCGTCACCGGTATCTTTAAGATGTAATAATCTATCAATATTTAGGTTAGCAACTCCGCCGAGACTTTTCTTAAGCAAATCAGATGATACTGCGCCCGCACGAATAGCCTTCTCCAGAGTTCCATATTTTTGAATAAGAGCGTCAGCATCACCACCGTTTTCGTTGATAGCCGCTTTTACTCTATCCTGAAAAGCTGTTGTTTCGATACCAGCATCATTAATAGATTTGATGAATTTATCATAATTCGATGTAAGTGCATCATATAGCAAATCATTACGTTTATTTGAAGAATTGTTAATGATATCACTTAAAGTATCGGATACAACAGTGAGTGACTCTTTCGCCTGATCGAAATTACCAACAATATATTCCCAGCTCTGAGTCCATCCAGACTGCATGGCTTCCTTTAATGTGTCAAACAACTGTGTAAAGGTCTTTACCTTTGTGGCAGCATCGTTAGCTGTCTGACCCATTTTGATTATTGAAGAAATCTGTTCATCAGTATAACCCATCGTCTTCAGCTGAGATTCGTTGAGGTCACCAGTGAACTTGGAAAGTGTCTCTGTCAAGATACTAGATGTAAGCCATCCCTTGCTCAAAGTTTCTCTGAAAGAACCTTCATCCTTAATCATCTGGTCAATGGCAACTCCATGGACACGAGCAGTCTCTTTCAGTGCATCCTGAAAGACCTGACCACCCATACCTGCATTTACTACAGAGTTCCAGTCCTGAAGTTTAACAGTACCAGCTGCCAATGCCTGTGAAAGCTGATACATAGCAGTACTTGCCTGCTGAGAGTTTGAACCGGACACAGCTGCTAAATTGGCAATACCTTTAATTGCCTGAACTGATGTATCCAGATCGACACCAGCCGCCGTAAATGTACCAATATTACGTGTCATCTCCGTAAAATTGTAAATTGTCATATCGGCATAATGGTTCAACTCATCCAATGCCGCATTTACCTGATCAAGACTGGTTCCTTTACTCTCAGTATTGGCAAGAATAGTCTGTACTGCATTAATCTGCGTTTCATACTCCTTAAAACCAGATTTGACAGGATCTATAGTCAATGCAGACATAAGTGTTGTACCTGTTGCAATGGCAGAATTCGTAATATTCTGCAGAGCTGTCATTCCGATGATTCCCATAGTAGAGAATCTGTCTGAAATGCTTGTCACATCTGACGCCAGATTTTTCATAGAGAAATTCTTGGCTGTACTTTCAAGATTTGACAGACTTTTAGAAGATTTATCAAGATTCAATCCCTTCTTGAGGTTTTCCAAGGAGATTAAGCTCTTCTTAACACCTTGCTCAAACTGGTCATTTCTAAATTGCATCTCGACAACTCGTTCGTCAATACTACTCACAGTGAAGTTACCTCCTTCCACATTCCATCAGCCATTGCATCGAATATCGGTCGTAAAGCAGGATTAATATAATCTCTACCTTGGACATAGCCGCCGTTTCTCGTACCATGACCGTATTGCAGAATGATGGCAATATTCACACCTTTGTTAATATTTGAATTTGTCCAGTAAATAGAAATGCCCCCTTTGGAACGCTCTATATTGTAGTTCCAAGAGGAGGCGGTCTTTCCCGAATCAACAGGAGTCGCTTCAGCAAGAGCTTGAACGCCCTGCTGACAATATTGCTCAACGACTTTTAAATATTCAGCCCTGGACGCTTTTTTAAGAAACTTTTCTGTATGGTTGAAGTTTCCGCTATGCTTAAACGTAATCATTTTGAAATTTCCTTATCACTGACGGGCAATGTACTCAGCACATACAAAACCATAATACTTATTTGCGATGCGCACATAATACCAGTCTTCATGTTCACTATCTTCGATAGTGTCGCACACATCTACCAAATCGTTACGATTGAGTACTGGGTATTTTTTGATTTTTGGATTATCGGTACCAGCCCAAGATCGAACATTTAAGCATCCGTTAGCAATGACTCTACCGACAAACTTACGAACTTTAGAAAGTTTTTTAGCGGTCGCCGTAGATGCTGCATCAGCGGTCGTTTCATAATCGATCCAAACATATCCATCGATATCTTTACAATTTCTGGAGTAAACTTTGTCGCAAACCATTCCACCATTAACAATGACTACGTTCTTGTCAGTCCGCGACGTATTTCCGCCATTTGTATAGATTTCGGTAATCGTAACTTTGGTGACTCGTTCGATATGGCTGCCGTTACGGAAGATCACGAGAGCTCCAAGTTTAGGTTCTTTATGCCATGTACCATTTGCTTTGGCATGTTTCGTGATTTCTTCGCAGTTATAGAATCCACCACCCATATGTGCAAGAGCCTTCTTAAGACCAAATGTAAGAACATCAATCCAGAACTGATACTCTGCACACCATGGCTGTCCCTGACAACCCGGCTGCCCCCAAGAGTTTACATCTCTTGCATATTTGGTATAGTTTGCAGAACCAGCATTAGCGGTTTTGTCATCGAGCATAGCTTCCGTAGCTTTCTCCATGTAACCAGTCTGTGCCGCCATAAGTTCAGCACATTTCTCCCACAGAGTTTTAGTGGTTGATACCGGGATTGCTTCCGGTTCTGTGTTAGTTTTATCTAACTTATAATCAGTATAAAAGAGATCCATATCGACTGGTCCAGAAATACCATCAACGGTTCCCTTACTTGAATATTGCCAACCAATTCCAGCTGACGGTTTCAGTCTTTCCTGAACTGTACCATTGTCCTTGTACGGATATGATGCAATCCAATAATCATAATTAAGAGTCTTTGTATCAAGAATATTCTTGTACCAATTCGTATTGCAGTAGATGCCTGCCTTGTATCCGGCCTTTGTGATTTTATTTAAAAAAGCCTTTGTGATGTTTGTGATGGCTGTTTTTCCAAGAGCCGCCTGCTTGTCCCACTCCAGATCATAAAATACTGGAAAATCGAGATGTCTTTTGTTAAGAACCGTTAAAACAGCATCCGCTTCTTTTTCAGCTTCAGCTACGGTTTTCGCATAACTGTATTTATAGACTCCGACCATAATCCCGTTATCAACGCATCCTTTGTAATTGTGCTCAAAAGATAAATCAATTCCGTTCTTCTGGTGGACTCGTAAAATGGCAACTTTCACGGTTTTGGCAACTTTTTTCCAATCAGGTTTTCCCTGATAACTCGAAACGTCAATTCCTAAAAGCTTCATATAATCATCCTTTCGAATTAAATTTCTTTCTGTTTGCTGCATTCACAGCTTTGTTATAAGCGTAAATATCTTTCTTACTCATCTTCTTTGGAGAATTCTCAACATTGCATACTCTGATCAAAGTAAGTAATCTATTCAAATGCCACTTCTCGCATTCAAATGGTATATTTAAAGTAATCATCCAATAATATATTAATTCTGATGTAATAGTTTTCTTGGATGGTGCTCTACCCTTTTGCTGTCCGTTTATATGGAATGTTGTGGCAGTCATTTCGTCGTTTATATAATCCTCAATTTTAGTGATGTCTTCCTTAGAGAGCATAGAATAATATGCCGGATGTAAATCGCCATTCAAAGTCATACATCGTATATAGTCTCTCATCTCTGCATCAGTTTTCTGAGAGTCTGCAAATGGTTTGTGCCATTTTGCTTCCCATTTTGAAATAGAGATGAGAGAATGCTCCAGCTTAAGAACTATTGGCTTCAGATAGAAAAATTCATTCGTCTGCTCATTAAACAGTTCAATCTGATCTATGTTAATAGAAAGCATTCTCAAACCTCCTATAAGATTTAAGCTATTGGCGATGCAATTACGTCAGCACTAACCTGACTAGCAGCCTGTCTTACTCTTTCCGGCATAATGCCATTTGTAAATTCGATAGCAAAATCGGTGTCTCTCAGAATCCGCATATACAGCTGTTCATAAGCTCCAGTCTGTGAAAATGCCTCTGACAGTTCTTTAGACTTAACAAACCTTTTTCCATCTGGGGTTTTTTCACCATAAGACTTGAGCATGAGTTCTTTGAATACTGCAAGAATCTTCTGCTGATCTTTCTCTGCAATGATCTTTTTAAGCATCTGCTCAAGACCGCCTGGATAACTTGATTCCATCTCAATGATTTCAGGTTCGCTCAGATTGAATCGGCATACCTCTGTTCTTTCGTTTCCATCGAAATCTTTATAAGTAACTGTTTTTGTAAACATAAGTGATACTCCTTTCTAATATGAAGGGATCTTGTTACAGATCCCTAAAAATTGTAAAAAAAAAATAGCCCTTAGGCTGCTGCAAAGATAGCAAGAACTTCGTCAGGGGACGGAAGTGTAGGCTCTGCTTCGGCAGTTCCATACAGTTTGTCTTCCAGTTCTTTAAGCTTTGTTTTGTCTTTAACTTTTGTAGAATCGATTATGATATGAGCTGTTGGTTTGTGACCTGTTACATTAACAGCTGTAGTACTTACTTCCCAAGACATTGTAAGTGCATCAGGGCTATCATTCACAGATTCATAACCTTTCTCGGATGGAGAAACAGTCGCATTATACACAAGATTAATCTTGTATCCAGCTTCAGAATTTTCTCCAACTCCGACATTTGTGCGATAGCTGAATCCAAATGCCCTTCTGTTCTGCTGTCCGATATATACGCCTTCAGAAGCTTCAACAGATCCATCACATTCAGCAAACTCATCTGGGCACATAAGAGCTTCAATTGTGGCTCCGAATGTTTCGGCAGCACGAAGAGAAGCATACTTGATATTGTCAGCCCAAAGATCTGTTACATCAGCCCCAGAAGGACTCTCTGTAACACCGGTAAGACCATTCCAGGCAACACCAGATTCATATGTGTCAGTGCCGTCAGTTTTTTTTACATACAGAACGCCCTTGGAAACGCCCATTTCAAATTTACGTTCTTCGCTTTTATCCCATACAAGTACGGACATAGAAATACCTCCTAATAATAAATATGGTAAATGTAATGATTCAGATTATCGGCTGTGTAATGTCTATCAAATCTGCAGCCAGGAAGCATTGCCAATTTATCAATAACTTCTGAATCTGGATCTTTACCAATGAATACGAGTTCATATTGTCTGGAAAAGCGGTAAGTAACATTGTCTGCATACTCAGCATTACCACCTTCCAGTCGATATCTGATACATGGGTAAACCATCTTAAGATTGTCGGGAGGCTGAAAATATACATTGCTCGATCCGAGAATCTCTTTGAGTTTGTTCCCTAAATCAATTCTCTTGGACATTGTATTTACCTCCTAACGTTAAAATAATTCGGGGTCTCTGGATTTCAACATTCGTTACTTTCCAAGGGACCCCTTTATATATCACGTATTTAATGGCAAAGACATTCTCATTTGCATAACTGTCGGCGACGATACTTATGTTGTTACTTAACACAACATCATCATTCAGACTTTCAGAAGACTGATACCTCTTTTGATTTCTGATAACATCTCCTTTGTATAGACGTTCTGTAAGTATTTCACCATGCACATCCGGTGCGGTTTCCTCAATTCTTAGGAATCCGACTTTTCCATAAAACTTTGCCATTTTGAATTTCTCCTTCTAATCAGCCAACATGATCCTGAGTACCTTCGTCAGATCCAGCGGCAGAAGCAGCTGTGACATCTTCTTCCAGAGCGATTGCAGAGTATACCCTTGTAAGGGCACCAGACAGTCTTGTCTCAATCAGGTATTTCTCCTGGTTGAAGTCAATATCAAACTGGTTGAATCTGGTAATTTCTCCGCCCTTTGTAGAACCTACGTGGTAATCATCAAGATTTACGAACAGGCCAAGAAGTTTCTTAGTTTTATTGCCTTCCTTAGTTTTACGTGTAAGTCCTTCAAACTGCTCAACTGTCTGAATACTGTTAACGTTAAGAGCTGCAGCAAGATCTGTAACAGAACTGTAGATACGACGACCGTTGAGATCTCTTGCCAGAAGCATTTTGTTCAGAAGATGTGGTGTACAATAGAAGTCGAGAGCACCGGAACCTTTATACTGCTCACGAGAATACAGTGATGCATTAACAATTGCTTCTGCGTAAATATAGTTTTCACCGAAGTTAGCAGATGTGTTTGTTCCCTGCAGTTCTTTCTTAGCAGCTGCCATATCTACATCAGCGTGAATTGTATACAGGTCATCATCATGCCAAATAGATCTGATGTGATCTTCGGAAATTTTATCTTCGTCTCCTTCTTCACGTCCGTCGCCAACCATGATAGCCATAGCGATTTCTTCATAGAGATTCATACGCATTACACCGTACTGATACTCAACTACATCGAAATCTGTGATATCAATAGTATCGTCTCGATGGAGTGCATCTTTACGATATACTGTCTGTGGATCAGTTGTTCTGGTAAGCAGCTTAAAGTTTGGTGTAACTTTCTTCTTTTTACCTTTAACGTATCCATACGCTCTAATATTTTTGTCACGTACGTCTGCCTGACGTGTACGGATTCTGGAGATAGGGGATTTATGAACTTTGTTCATTACATTTCCAACCCAGCCCTGATCTCTTGTGAGAAGCTCCGGTGCACCAGGTTTTGTAAGCTGATACTCTGGGAACAGAGATTCAATACCATCGATACCGTGTGACAGTTCAGTATCGTGATCCGCTTCATAAATACGAATTGCATTCTGCAGGCTACCTACGTTGCTAGTCTTAGCCATAGTAATGATGGATTCCTGATCAGAATGAGTCAGTGTGTTCTCGTTGTTATGAGTTTCTTTATCAAACACATTATGTTTCATTTCGTCTCCTCCTTCGGAATTGTGTTCTATTTTTTCATCGGAATTGTCGTCCTGATCGTCAGAGTCGTCAGTTGCAAGGGCCTCACCAAGTAAATAAGAAACGACTTTTTTCTGTTTCTCATTTAAAGTTTCGAGGATATCCCCAACCGTTTCGTCGTCAGATTTCTCGGAGTCATCTGATTTCTTTTCGGATTCTTCTTTTTTAGATTCTGCCGGTGATTCATCACCATGCCACAGACTGAACTCTTCGCCGGTATAAATGATTCCTTCATCAGCATCAGCGTGCTCAAGTCCAATCTGACTGATAGACGCTCCCGGATTAGCAGGTGCATAAACAAGACTTACTTCACGAATAACACCATGTGATACGTTTTTAGCAGTATCCTGAATAAGCCCATTCGCATGAATGGACAATGATGTGATGTCACCATGCTCAACAAGTGCTTTAGCTTTCTGAGCATTATCGCTATTATTGAATGAGCAATATGCCATTACGCCATCATCCGTGTACTCAAGATCGGCATGACCAAGTACATTATCAGGGACGTCATGTCTATGATTCCAAATAAGTGGAACTCTTCGGCCATCATCATCTTTGAACGCACCTGTCATGATGGTTCTGCCATCAGTACACTTCATGTTGGCTTTTGTTGCCCATCCAGCAAAGTCATACTTCTTCTTTGCCATTTTGATTTTCCTCCTTCGGTTGTACTTGTTCCGAACGGTCCGCTGCAGGTTCACTTAAGTTAGCATTCCTTAACTCATCAGCCTTAGGATCGTCAGACGGTTTCATTCCGATAACTTGGCGCATTTCGTTCTTCGTCATAATTTCATTTCTTGTGAATTTGTCTGCTATCTCAGCGATATCATTTACGGGAACTAACTTGAACGGATCTCTAAAGAATTGAATAGAGTGATTACATGACCGAGCGGTCTTTGTTAAGAACTTTCGTTTCATTTCGTCGACCATCGCCGATACAATGGGTTCAATCGAACGATTGTAGTAGTTCAACATGGTCTTCTCGTCGGCTGTACCATCCAGAATTGACTGAGTGATACCGAGCTGACTGTATAGTAAATTTGTAAGGTATTCGATCTGGGACATCAGGTTGTTGTCTACTGATCGGTTAAGCTGCGTAACTTTTTCGGCAGCATCGATGTAAGCGACACCGTATTTGGAGCCTGCCAATTGCATTTCAAGCTCTTTCTTTCGCTCTTTAGCTTGAGCGCGTTTAAGATCAGATTTAACAGTATACGGTAACTGAACAATCAAATCGAGCTTTCCGGAACCAGACTGCTCATCAATGGCATCCAGTAGATTGAGTTTTCGAATCAGCCGCTGCATTGTGGAGTTCGGTTCGTTCATAACTGCAAACAATGGATTTTCGATGATTGCAACGGTGGATTTCGGGACTTTGATATCTTCCTGATACCCCTTCTGAGCATTGTAAACTCGGACAAGGACATGTCTTGGATACCATTCCAGAATTTTTCCGGTTCGCATAGATAAAATTCCATAAGAATCAGTAAGATCAACATCGTCATCAGTCTCAATAGGAACAAGGGCTACGCATCCCTCATCCATCATTGACATAACAGCGTCCTGAATAAATGAACGTCCAGTTTGATCGATATTCGCTTCAAGACTCAAACATGTGTTTAACCCATCGTTAACATCATCTTTATATCGACCTTCATTATCGAGCATCACGTGTCGAATATTGAGTGCTGCAACATCTAATGCGATTCGGTTGTACACTGATGTAACAATCGAACGTTCGTTTCCTCGACTGAATCGAACTCGGTCCGGTCTGAACGAATATCCTGGTCCAGTATCGTACTTATACCGTGTCGGATCTCGATTAAACACATTCCAAGCTTTTTTAACTGCGTTAATTAAGCCCATTTTGTTCCTCCTTTGGGTAAAAAAAGAGACCATGTATAATACATGATCCCTGTTCACTAATATAATAGCTATATTATTTTAAATAAGCACATTGCGGCTCCAATTATAGCTAACACAATTACGGTTATTAAAGTTATGTATGTTTCTTTTCTACTATCTGAGCTTTTCTGTCGTTCTGTTATTTCACGAGCATTATTTACTGCTCTCTTTGTCTCTTCTTTATCTTTCTGAACTTCTTTCCAGGCATGACTCTTGATTCGCTGCATGGTCACCTGGTCGCTTTCCTCAACCAGTTCTTTTGAACCACAATACGGACAAACCTTTACATTCCGGGTTTCGTCAACATCCATAATTCCACCGCAATGCCGGCATTCCAATCGCTTGGACAACACAGGCTTTTCTTTTTGCGGTACTGGATGACCACAAACATGACAGAATTTTGCACTATTGAATAATTCGGTTCCACATTTTTCACATTTCATAACGTCCACATCCTCAACTAAGATGCAAACATTATAGCATACTTAAATTTATATTGACACCCCCATATAGACATACTACAATGTACTTGGACGTAATTAATAGTAGAAAGGGGTGACAATATGCGTCAATATATGCGAAGAACCACTGATGGTTTCATGCTTAGTATAGTTGTCGATAGTTGTGCATGGCTTATAAGTCATGGAACGATAAAAGATAACCATTTTGTTGTGACTACACATAATCATGAATTGTTATCTGTAGATTTGGAAGAATTACTCGAATTAGTTAAAACTGCGATTGCTAGACCTTCTATAGCATAATTTCATTAATCCATTCTTTATTACATTTCTTATAATTATTAGCTAGCCCATTGCTTCTTAGGGCTTTTTCCTCATGCTTATATTTGCTCACTCAAATGCATCAATGTTTAATTTGTATGCAACATAGGCATCCATCATCGCTGCCACGGCATCAATCTTCTGATCATACCGTTTCTTTGACAATTTCCGGTTACCATTTGTATCTTCTATAATAATACAGTTCCCCATTGCAAACTTCATCAGCTCTTCATCGAAATAAAGTATACGCTCTTCTGCCAATTTCTTTAATTCACCGAGTGGAACTGACTCTGTTCTGGCTCCCTGAATTACCTTCTCTATGCCAAAAGAACCATTCTCTGTCCCCCATCGTTCAACGAACTCTTTTGCATTATAAGGGTCATATCCAAAGCATTCAACATCGTACTCATGATCGGCAATGAACGCATCCAGATCGTCGTATACTTCCATCATGTTAAGGACAGTTCCAGGCATTACTTTCAAAGAATCTTCCTGTATGAACATGTCATATTTGACTCTCATAGCTGCTGGTAATTTTCTAAGAGTAACCTCCGAAATATAGTTTCGAGTCTTAACCCCAAACTTACCGCCACCAAGAGGAAATAAAAATGTGAAAGCACAGAAGTCATCACCCTGAGATAAATCCGCTCCCAATGAGCAAGGCATTTGCCAGTAGCTTCGCTTCTTATGGAGTAAAGTTTCTTCGTATGTGAAGAAATAAGTCTGCCCTTCCATTGGGATACCAAATCTCTTCGCAAGGATGTCATTCCGGTTGGATGGCGAGTTCTCAGCTTTTTCAACTGCCTGCTGGTAAACCTCATATGTAACTGTCTTATCAATGTTTGGATTGGCTTTTAACCACATCTCGGGTTTACCAACTTCGTCAATACTATCCAGTTTATACCACCAGATAGATGTATGAGGGTCAATGTAATCGCCTTTTAGGATTTTCATTAAATCCATTTTGACAGTATCACCTGAGCCATTGCGGACAGTTCCTTCTGAGCTTGTCGCAATAATCAAATAGTCATCGTTCTTAGAGGCACCCTGTTCAATTGCTTCGATTGGATTCTCTCGGACATCAGCCGACAACCATTCATCGACTGTAGCTATCTTACACCTTAATCCCTGGAGTTTATCAATCGTCATTGGACGAATCTCAAGATATGAACCAGTGATAAAATTTTGAATACCGACTTTGGTAGATGCCAATTTTTGACGATTTAGTTTTGAACCAGTCGTGTTCTGCAGAGAACCTTCTGTCATATATTGGAATAATGGACCTTTAGATCGGATGATAGCAGTCTTAAAAGGAGTCATAACCTCTTCTGCTTGCTTCATGGTAAAGGCTGTTGTGATTTGATGAGTTGTTGACGGATCGACCGTAAGATAATATGCCTGAATACAGGTATCATACAAAGATTTAGCAGCACCTCGTCCAACGATAAGGTACTGCTTAGTGATAAGACGCTTCTTGATTCGCTTCTTTACGTATTTTCCGCCATGCCCTGTTGGGTGCGGTCGATAGACCGTTCTCTCTTTGAAATAATACCAACAGAATACCTGCTCCCCCCATAATTTGAAGCTATCGAGAAGATGTAGATCAGAACCATCCGTAAGAGTCAATTCACTTTCGCAAAATTTAACCCAACCTTCTACTGGCTCTGGATCATAGTACATAGCTGGATTTGCTATAAGATCATCAATTCGATGCATTTCCATCTCTATCTCTTTGCAGATAGGGATATCGCCTCGAATAACGGCCTCTCTAAACCGGCCGTAATACTTCGGGACGGCCTTGTTAGAAAGTGCCATATATTAGTTACCTCTTATTTATCTTTTTGTCCTTTCTTAGGATTCACAACTTCTTTGCCTGCAATTTTATTGGTAAGCTCACCAGCCAAATACGTAGCAAGCTGACCACCAATATTATTACCGGCCTTCTCCAGTGATGACGTTGTTACACCAGTCATGGATTTCAGAAATTTTCTGCCTGCGCTAACTTTCGCTGGGTGAAGTTCACTGTATTTGCTCTTATATTTAATCTCTAAATCCATACGATCAATTCGCTTTTTCAATTCATCATCGGTTAATTTACCGATTTCTTTCGACGTCGGTGTCTTTGAAGCTTTTTTTGCTACTGTTTTTTCTTTATGCTTTGAAAGAAAATTTGAAATCTTTGTAGAATGTTTTTTACCAGACTTAATAAGACTTCCGTCATGATTCTGGTATCGACGGATACCCCATTTCTGTCCCTTAACTCCATGATGGTAAAGCTCATCATCTCTAGGAATCATAAATTCTGTATCACCCATTTTGATCAGCCTCCTCCCCAGGATCGACCTGCATATTCAAACGAGATTCAAGTTCTGTGGCTGACGCTTTCATGGCTTCAACCACAAAAGAACTCGTAGGCGGATCAAAGCCCAATCTGGTTTTTATGTAAATGTACTGTTTTGCTCCTTCAAGTAACTTGGAATTACCGAGGAACTCATCCCAGGTATCGGCAGCGCTTGAAACAACAAAACCATCTTTCGGTCCAACACCAAGCTGAACTAAAGTCATTATTGCTGAATTGATGTGAATGAGAATGTCATTGTTATAGACTTCTTCATCCGGGTCCATATCAAGCATACTCCTTATTGTTTTAAGGATACTTGTTTCCATTATTACCTCCTTCTCCACGGGCAAGTATCATACGGAGTCCTTTCCGGAGGTACTATTAATAGCAAACTCTCGTCACCGTAATGAATTGCATTGTGGGTATTCAAAGATGTGCAAATCAAATACTCTGGATCTAATAGAAATTCACTACTGTGATAAATATCATCGAGTGTTATTGGATTCATATGATGAACAATTAAAGTACCTTGAATCTCTCGATCAAGAATTCCTAAATCGCATCCTGAATCTCTGATGATTACGTCATTCCTAATAGATTTCCATAAATCAGATTTGAGAAATTTGTTACGGATATAACTATTCGAACCAAAAGTCTCATCTCCAACTACTCCACATAATTTTAAGTATCGATAACGTTCCTCGAATGTCGGTAACTTGATTAGCTCGCTATATGTCTTAATCGTAGAATTCCTCATCATCAGATTGTCCTTGATACGTGCTAAGAGCCCTGGCCGCATCAGCGTACAGGTCCCCAGTCTGTTTCGTGGAATGTATTTGATCAGTCTTAGCTGTAATTAATTCTTTCTGTCTCTCCAAAATTTCTTTTTCAATTTTCTCTTTGGAGGAACCTAATTTAAGAAAATGAACAATAACCTGTGAAGATGCTGTTCCATCCATTAACTGTTCTTTTGCCCTTTGCATAGCTAAATGGATGCACTGGTTTTCTTCTGCTTCCGGAGTTAATGCCGGGCGAATTTTTCTTGTAAGATCTGTTCCACTTTCTTTCTTTTTAGCCACAGTTACAACCTCCTTCACATGGGTTTGTTATAACTTTTAAAAGGATTTATAGGACTTTGTCTACACTTTTTCATCAAACCAGAACAAAAATACAGAAGGCAAAAGTAAAAATTTACTACGGCGGTTATATTACGAAATTAGAAAGGAGTCCCACTTTCCTAAAAATCCTATAAACCCTTTTAAAAGGTATAACCGAAATATCATTTGTTTTTCAAAAAATTCCGCCGGAGAAAAAATAAAGACCGGCGCGATGAGGGAGGGGGTGCTGTTTTAGCGAGACCCCCCTATACCCTTTTGAATATCACGACGGTTTTATATTTAATTTTATATTTATTTTTATGTTATTAAACAGAATAATCTGATTTGAAAACTGTTTCGTCATAACATAAATTATTAGCTTGAACAAAAGACAAAGCAACTTACATCATTTACATTTGAAATGGATTACAAATCAACTCATGTCACGCAAAGTGATAAACATTTTGTATCAAATTGTAAATGACCAAAGTTAATGCGAAACTTTTTTATAGATCTTTTCAACATCATATTTGATTATGTCATCAATTGCTCTTTCTATTTCTGCATCATTTTCAGCATCAGATAGCTGATCAGATGTTCTTGCTATTCTGCCTAGCAAAGCACAAGTATTATGATTCATCGTAACATCGTACAGAAACCAAGAATCAAACTGATCAATTGGATCGTACGGGTTGTCGACTGTTGTAATTGCTGTTTTCATACAATCAATTGATCTCCTTTACAAATATTTGCTTACTGTAGAAGTAGAAATGCCAAGTCTTGCAGCAATTTCATCAAGAGAATAGTTACTTCCAGCCATTGATTTAATAAGAGCTTTCTTTCCACTACTTAACTCTCTGTTGGTTCGTGGTGTGGCAAGCTCTCTAACTCTGTCTGGATCAGCTTTGGTAAGTATCTGCTTCAATTTAGTTTCTGATATGGCGCCGGCTTGTATGGCATCCCACTCTTTATCAGTAATGTTAATACGTGATTCCTTACCAGATGCTCCAACTTTGTACCGGGCATTCGATAGGGCTACCTGCTTAGCCTTTTTAAGCTCCTTCTTGGTCATATCTGGATTAGCAAGCTGTTTCGCTTTGACTTCGGATGCCGCTATCAACTGGGCTTTACGCTCTTTAGGGGCATTCAGCATGGCTATATTAAGCTTAGCCAGGAGATCTGATACCTCTTTTTGATATACTTGCCGAGCTGAACTGCTATATTCAATTTTGCCGGCTGATAATATCTCCTTACGGGCCTGGTTACCCATAGCCTTCATGGTGTTAGCGTAGTCAGCGTATACTTCTTCCTTTGGGTTCCCAGAGGATAAAATATGAGCATCCTTAGCCTCTGCCATTCTGGTGGATTCTTGCTCTCTGATACGAGTTTTACCAGTATTCTTATCTACAAAAGTTTCAGTAACCTCTTTATATTTAAGTTCACCGGTCTCAGGATCAATTTTGGGAGTGCCGACTCGTTTAAGAACCATCTGTTTTGATTTGGCTCTCGATAATAAGGTTCCAGCACCCTCGTGATATGTTCCGTCAGGTTCAGTTACACCCTGATATTTCTTTTTAAGACTTGCAATTGCATTGTCAGCATAGCTAGACTTATAATCCAACTTATGTTTTTCTGCATCAATAACAACCATCGAGTGCTTAACGGCTCTTGCCAGCTCGTCTTCAGTAGCTCCTTTGAGAGTCATATCAGTAATAAGATTTGAAATAATACCCATTTCAGTCTGGGTGTTCTTCATAATCTTATATTCTGCACCATTACGGTAATAATGTTTATTACCTTTACTATCAGTAGTTACTTTATCACTACCATATGTATCTTTAGGTTCGAATCCTTCGAGATCTTTAAGTGGTGGCTTGTGAGAGATTTTAATCTTACTGTTTTCGGAGTTACATGGAATAACCATGACCGTGTCGCCATCAAAATCTGCTCCAGATAATATACCAGCTGTACGAGAACTGATACCGATTGCATCTTTTGCTGCTGTACCAATAACATCTTGTCCTTCTTTAATCTTGTTGTTAACTTTAAGAATAGGAATTTCGAATGTTCCGCCATGAGGGAATCGTACAAGGGCTACAGTTTCACCATTTTTATATCCTGGCGCATAAACCTCTTTATCAGATACTGAAGTAAGAGGCAAAATAACGTGATATTTCTGTCTTGGAAGAGCTGCAGCATCCAAATGTACTGCAACCGAATCACAATCATTCGCAAATGACTCTAGCAAATTCTTTTTAACAGTAGGATTCGTCAATGCCATAATATCATCGAATTCCGACTGCTTATCAGCTATTGCCATTTTAGTCTGTTGCTTGATAAGACCAATATTCTGTTTACCAAGGAACTGAGACGACAGTTTATCTGTCCAATCAGCCCAGTCACCTTCTTCTCGTGTCTTATTAATCAACGATTGATGAGCTTTGCCATCAGAACCGATATATTCGCTCTGTCCTTTAGCTTTAATCAAAGCACCGAAAGGATTATCTTGATCAATATTTCCATCTTTGTCGCGTTTAACTTCTTTGAGAACATCTCTCATTGATTTGTCTTTGGACTTGTTGGTGTTAAATAAAACATCAACCCCTTTTGGAAGATTGTCAGAATACACTGCCATACCTTTCAAATATCGATCGCCATCAACCAAGATTCGTACCTGTGCATAATGACTTTCGCCGAGATCAAGGTCTTTTACGCCTCTTCGAAGCTCAATGACTCCGTCTTTATTAGTTCCCCCATCTTCAGCATATCTAATTGCTAATCTCTTTGGGTCCATGCTGACTGGAAACTTAGTTTTAGAAAATGTCTCACCATTATCTCTGGAAGTGTATTCACTAACCGAATGAATATGTTCATAGTCGAAAGGTGCACTCTTTGGAGTTCCTTCCGGTCCGACAATTCGTAAGTTGGTTTTCTTTCCAGGATTGGTTGCCTGTGGTACAGATCCTTTCCATACCTGGTAACCTTCTTGTTGCATGATATAAAGAGCTTCGTTCAGTTTCTCTTTAGAAACCCCAAGCTCTCTTTCAACACCGACCCCAACATCTAATACAGCTTTAGGATCGTCTTTAAGTTTTTCTTTCAAGCATTGTTTTAACGTATCAGCTGTCTTTTTTGATTTGTTCATCTTGGAAGCAGATTGGTCGTTCAGCAATGATCGTACTGACGAATCATTCTTAAATCCCATAGCTTTAGCAATCTCATTCAAAGATTTACCGTCTGCTCTCATGGATTTAGCAGTCTGAACGTCATATGTTCTTTTCTCGTCTTTAGCCAAAGCGTACTGTACTCGAAGCTCTTTGGTGTTAGACAATCCCATAATTTTAGCAATTGCTCTTTCTCCTGTAAGAATCTCACCAGTGGATTCGTCAACTGCTGTGGCATTAGATTTCTTAAGACTCTGAACTCTAGCCATGAAATCCGCTGAATGCTGATATGGATTATCACCAGATCCCCATGGATATCGTCCTGATCTTCTTGGCATACCGTAATGAGTTAGATTGTCTTCGTCATAAAAGTCATCTTCGCTCATCGTATAAAAATCATAAACTTCGTCTAACGGCGGGTTTTCTTCATACATTTCTTAATCCTCCATCAAAATATCATTTATCAACTGATTAGCATTCTTATATTGATCCATTGTTAACTGAATATCGTTAGGATCAGGATTGTGATACAGTACTTCACCAGACTGATAAATGCGAAGCTCCATTTCAAGGTCAACTGGTTTGTAGTTATAATTCAAACAAAATAAAGCAGCGTAGTTTTCAAGCTGAAACATCTTTGCCGGAGTGTCACCAGTTTTCAAATCATGAATTCGTAACATTCCGGTTCGTTCCACGGAATCCAAAGAAGAAATAGTATCTGCAGTTCCAAAGCATAAGTTCGACAAATATAAAATTTGTTCAGGAACCATGCGGTGCTTAATACCATCATTCACATAGGTCATCAAATTATGATACTTGGCATCAAAATCGATAGCTCTTTCTATAACAGCTAATGGAATTTTGTAAGTATCAATTAATGATAACAATACTTCGGATTTGGAATATCGAGTCAGCTTAATTCTATTTTTAATATGAGCTCTGGCAACATCATGCAGAGCTGTTCCTATTTCTGGAATATACTTTCTCGCCCAGTATCGAATAATATCTTTATCAGTTTTATCTGCCAAGCTTATAGAACTGGGTGAAAACATCGCATGCTTACCTACAAGGTTCGAATACTTCTCGTAGTTCATTTAAAACTTCCTCCTTGTTCTCAGGATATACAAATCGTGAGAATGACATATCGTTCATTTTATCTACGTAATATTCCTGATTAGGTCTTCTACTTGCATTGCGATTTCTCTTACATTCCAGGGAGGCCCATTTGTCACGATATAGAACCAGGAGGTCTGGAATACCCTGAGTGTCGGTCGGGTCAGTCTTCAAAACAATGCAACCGTTAAACATTGCTCTAAGATCTTTTTTCAATTCTGCTTGAAAATTACTTTCTAATCGTGACATTGTGTTACCTCCCTTCTGAAATGTACTGGAGAAAATTATTATGAGTAAACGAGAAGAGAAAGTGTACGTATGGGAAATGCCCATATTACCTCTCTCTTCATAAAAGCCCATGTATTTTTCGCGTGCAAAATAAAAGACCCATAATCGGGTCTATAAAAAATTATTTGATTCTGTTGTCTTTTGGATCATAATACGGTATAAGTTCATAGAGATCACAATTTAAGAATTTAGCCATGATGGAAATTGTTATAAGATTTGGAAGCCGTTTTCCGGAACAATAATGACTAACAGTGCATTCTGTCGCGCCAATACCATGCGCTAATTCTTTTTGAGAACAGCCAGCATCTAACAGAGCTTTACTAATTTTATGAGGAAACATTTCTCTCATTTGTTCCGCCATGGTTTTAATATCATTGATAGCTATGTCGAGTCTGGTTATTGAATTTCTGAAATAGTTGTATCGGAACACACTACCATCCCTAAACGTAATATCAATTGAATTTCTTCCAAAAGGCGTCCATTCGACGATGTTAGCTTCATCACCTCTGAGATGCATTGATACATAAGTATCATAAATTTCGTCATACCAATCTCTTCTTTTCTCGCTTCTCATAAAATTCCTCCTTTTTCTGCTAAAAACTTAAAAATTGCTGAAAAATACCGTTTCGTCCACTTTTTCGCCAAAATGCTATATTAATATATACTAAAATTATTATTTTGTTTATATATAAACTATATGATAATTTTCACATATATAGGTTAAAACCCCCTAAAAAGTGGGAAAAGTGGACGGATTTCAACAATTTTTACTATTTTTCACAGAATTTTCACAATTTCAAGTGTCACCTTTTGCAACTCGTCCACTTTTGGTCCACTTTTTGACACTTTTAAAAATAAAAGTGGACGGCTATTTTGGACCGAAAAAATGACTGTTTTTCATCAAATTCAGTCAAATTTCAGCCTCTAGTCACTGCAAATATTGATTACTTAAGCTGATATTTCTCCCTAAATTCATTGATTTTCACACTCAAATCATCACGAATTTTCTCATTTTTATCCATGAATTCCTCAAACATTTCTGCCAATTCCGCAGACATGGATATGTCCGAAAAAGCCTTTAACTCTTCAAAATTTTCCTGTAAACGTTTCTTCTCCTCAACCAACTGCTTGACCTCTTCATTGAATGCATCGTTATCCTCACGAACTAGCTGCAACTCTTCTTTCAGTCGTCCATTCTCTTTCAGCAGCTCTTGATTATTGTTTCCAAGGCATTCAACCTTATCTGACAATTCTTTGTTTTCTTTTTCGAGTAAGTCAACCCGCTCTCTTAAAATATTGTTCTTTCTGGCAAACTCCTTAACATTCGCAAAATACCGAATGTTCTCCCTCTGTAATTCGTCAATAAATCCCAATAAATAACTTATATAATATCTCATAACATTTATCTCCTTTTCTTATTAGTTTCTAAACTCCAAGTTTCGTCATCATAGTATGTAAATACAACTTCCAGTCCGTTCTTTAACCTCACACGAATCCTACCAATCCCACAAGGTGTCCACTTCACCATCTGCTCCGCCAATCCCGACCACTCTCTTTTAAAAATATCAATTATCTTCACACAATTACCCCACCAAATAAATAATCAGCTTGCCAAGAACAAAACCAACAAACGTTAAAATAGCAGCTATTATCAAGTCATGATTCATTGCTATTCTCCTTTCTATTCCAAATATGTCTCAATTCATGAGCAATTGCAAACAAAGCTGCGACAATGAACCACCGCATATCCTTAGAAATCGCCCCAGCAATATAGCAAACAAATTTCATATTATATAATTCCCAACCTACAAATTTCATTTATTTGTCTCCTTCTACATCAAAAAAAAAAAGTAAGAGTACCAGTAATTAGTGCCCTAACTTTTGAAATATATAGTTCTTTATTTATTTGTTCCTGGTCCAATCGCAATGAAGTGAATGGATATATCTGGTAACTCTACCATATCTTTAATAGCAGTTTTTGACATAGTCTCTCCCTATTTGCCAAGTTCGCTAGGTTTGAATCCTATAGATGTCGTTTTGACATCTGTGTTCATTGTTACCTTTGCTTTTATTAAATCGCAATCATCAATACTCGCAATAGTAGCAAATCTCGGAAGGCACATTACCTTATTTTTATTGGGACTGTTCGCTTCTGCTTCGAGTCGCTCCTGCAATTCAATTAACTCTTCTTTAGGTATGTCACCGCATGTATATACTATAAATATCATTTCTCGTCACCGTCCTTCCTACAGCAAATCTCCAAAGCAATACATACCAATCCGGCAGCTACAAAATATAAAGGATTACCATCAGCAAAGCCGCTGAATAAAAACAATAGTAATAACAAACCATATAAAATCATAGAGCACACCTCGCTAATCTGATACGAATATTATCATCAACAACATCATCATAACTGTAACCCAAACCAAAAACATATAATCATCCATATTATCTCCACACCTTTCCTGTTTTCTTGTCAGTCAGCACGATCCGACCCTCCACATGAAACCCAGCCAAATTACAAATATAAAAGATGGTATTCAATAGATTATAGAATCTCTCATAATCCCTACCATACTTTTTCTCATCGGCTTCTACACGCTTCATAGCCTTATATGCAGTCGGGTCATAATATCCAGACCCGTTCCTGCTTAATTCTTTATCGATTGTTTTCTTTTCTGTCACCATCTACCTTAACTCCCTTGATTACGAATTTAGTTAAATTGTCATATCTACAATATCCCGGTAAAACTTCTACACTACCACCCTTGTTCAATTTTTCCATATCATCTCGATCAAGCGTTATTTCTACTTCCATCATCTAAATACACCTTTCTAAATAAAACCTTTCATAACTAAAATATAGGTCAGACATGTTGCTAAACCAGCTGTAGCTACAAACCAAGCAACAAATATCGCATAAAGATTTTCTTCGTCTACCATCAACATGTTGAGCCAGCCTAACATGCCTGTTATTACAAGCAGTACAATAAAAACCACAAATCCAACACAAATATTACTTACCATCATTCAAAAACTCCTCTTCAAATGCTCTACCACTGTATATATTCCAGTTTCGTAGATTTCGAACAAATCGATTGTTACTTGTCATAGAAGTAAACTTAAATATCCGCCCATCTTTTAAATAAACAGTACGTTCAGCACGAGAAACTTTTGACAATTCATGCATATTACTGAATGTAAATGCATCCATTAACTGCTTAGCACTCTTTAATGTATCCGCCGCAACCAAATATAAAACATTGTTCTGTTCGCTCATAATATATGTCCTCCTATATTATAAAAATGTTTTCTAACAGGCTGTTCCTGAAATATATATCCTTCTTGAAAATACATAAGAATGTCGTAAATACTTAACCCAGACGTGCTTTCAATTTCAGCAACAACTTGTAACAGCTCACTAATCGGCATTTGTGAACCGTATTTCGTGTTTATACCCATCCGTTTCATCAATACCACTTCTCCTTTAACTGATTAATCGGTGTCCCAGCAACTCCAGCGCTTTCTCCGCTGTCTGTAGACTTAAAAAAAAGCACCCTCGCGCTGAGGATACATAAATTCGAACATTAAATAATTGGCAGCATCACAAAGATACTCAGTGTTTCCGGTTTCCTTATATTTCTTAATACACATATCGTGACTTTCCAGTGCATTCACCAGCTTCATTCCAAAGTTGTCTGCGGCAGTTCCATATTTATAATAACTAACCTCTACACGATTCTGCCGTAATTCATCAAATCTGTCCGAATACTCTTTCGGAAGTTCTTTACCTATTCTACTCATATCAGTACTACTCCCATAATGATAAATAATTCAGCTACAACCGCTGCCAATATCACAAGTGCTCCTGTGCAACATGCAACACTAACTGACATGTGTTTATCAAGCAACTTAAATGCAGCCCACATAAAAACGGCAAACATAAATAAAGATATTCCCATTTGTATCATGGCTACAAAAATACACAGTTCGTATGTCATAAAATCACCTCCCAAATAAAAAAAAATATGATTTCGAATATAACAAGAGCACTAACTGCAAGTGCTCCGATTCCAACAACTACCTGTATAGATTCAGGTTCATTATTTTTTTGAACATCTACAAACGCCCATATAAGAACCCCAGCTGCAAATATAGACGCAATTATTGCGCCGATCATTAATGCAATATATAATTTTTCCATATCATTCTCCTATTCCGTAAGGTTTATGATGAAACGCTCGTTCAGCTGTTTCACGTCTCCGGTCTCTTTCCATCTCTACATATCTACATTGCTTTTTGTGTGCTGCTTTCTCCTTTTCAATACGTTTTTCTGCAGCACTCTTTCCGGTTTCTCTACTCATTTTGTTTCCTCCAAACGTTCTTTTTTATACGAGCTCTTCTTCATATCATGACTCATTACTGTTACCTCCAAAATACTGTTTCACAAGATAATCTAAGTATCTCTTCTTCGCTATTTTTATTTGTCGTGTGCGTCTCATAGGCTTTCCTGCCATTTTTTGACGGTTATTAACGATAATATATATGGAACCGTCCCGCCTAACTCTCAAGCGACTGAGCCTCTTTTTCCAGTTCCGATAATACCTTAAATTGCTATGTGTCCCATTACGTTTCCTATTCCATGCATGTTTAGGTTTCATTCCTTCTCCTCCCACTTTACAGGTTTCTCTGTACAATAATTAAGTGGATTATCTAAACACTCAAAACAAGGATCTTCGTGCTCTGGACATTCCGCATGTTTACAAATAATACAATACTTCTCAAAGTTTACTTCTCTTAAATCACTATCAACTATCATCTCATACCTCCTGAATATATTTTTTTGAAAAGAAAAGAGCCTGTGTTTAATACAAGCCCTGATCTTGTTTTGCAATTATCTAACTTTCAAAAACGCCTCAACGGTGTCTTTATGCATTACTATCTTTCCGATTTCTTCTAAAGTGTTCGGGTCGAAGAACTTACAAAGCTTATACGGTCCATAATCATAGTTTCGATTACCATCCAACATTTGTTTCTGTGCTTCGCGCCATGCTATTAATGCTTTCTTTGATCTGCGTCTTTCTAACGCTACCGTTCCAGCCGTAATAGCAACGCAAACAGCACAATAACCAATGACTAAACCATAATCATCCCAAAAATCTTTAACCTTTTCAGCTCCATTCTTTGCTTTTTCTTTGATTTTTTCGTTTAACATAATACAATTCCTCCTTGATTGTTTTTATCTGTTTCTTGCATATAAGGAGTTGTAAAATGTGCGTGTCAATCTTCTTGATACAATGGAAAAGGAATCCAACGTTCATCGGATTCTTGACCAAGTTTTTGTTGAAGATCTATACACATCTCTATACATTCATGATAGTTTGTGAATATCCTAGGAAATACTATATTAATGTATTTTCCATCCGCATACGTTCTCACACAAATATATAACATAACTTATTCCTCCGTATAATCTTCCACTGTTAACCCGAAACACCATTTAATCATTTTTTTCTGAAACCAATTAAAATGATGATCAATGTTAAAAGTCACAGTATATAATTTTCCTACAGATACTTTAGAACCATTTTTTATTTTAGGTATCAACGCATCCATTGATTTTTCAAGCTGTTCGCTCATCTCATACCTCTCCATACTCCAGCGTGAACTCTGTGATAATGCTGAAGTTGTAGTAATGCTTCTATAAAATTATCAAGCTCCAAACCATCTTCAAAATCTATCTTTGTTGTATTTGATTTATTAAATCCTTTCAATACTGGGCTACCGTCCACTGGATTCACCACATCCAATCCAAGTAATTCGTTCGTGTTCGCTAAGCAAATATATACTCGCTTTATGTCGTCACTGCTATAATTTTCGCAATGTATTCTCATAACTCAGTCCTCCAAATATAAAAGGCCCTCTGAAGAGAGCCCATTATTACTTATTGTATTTTGTCTTGACACCAAGGATATCTTCCACAGCTTCATCACTCATAAGAAATCTTCCCAACCAACTAGGAGCTGTTTTTCGAAAATCAAGTGTCATTCCTTTTATGCCGTGTTCTCTTGCATAGATCGCCATAATATTTACACAAGTATCAAACGTATCTTCATCCACGGTTAATGTCGCCTTGACTTTAATCGTTAATTCTCCGTCCATGCTGCTATCAGCTATTTTCGCCATATTTACCTCCTTGTTTCATAGGATTTCCAAACATAGTCTTCTTCAATAAAGTATCACGGTCAGTGTCGTCAGACATTTCTGTCATCTCAACCAAAGCGTCTTTAGATATTCAGATATTTGATCAACATCTGGATTAATACATTCATTCTGAGCATACATATACCCAGGTTGCAACATAGGCGATAAAGCTGAAAATGACTTTTTCTTTACAGTAATCAACTCGGAGTATGGAAGAGTCTCAATCCATTTGCAGAACTCTCGCCACTCATCCAGCTTATGATTCTTCCTCTGTCTGTAAATATTCGCCAGAACCTCATAATTCAGCATAACATTACGAGTCTGGTTATAGCTGCTCGGAAGAAGCTGAATCATCTGCCACCAATATTTTTTCTTAAGTTCTGGATCAGTTTCTCGGTTGTAAAAAGTACGAGCAACATTCAAATAGTCGATAGTCTCCTCCAGTGCCGCTATCCATAGATTCCTGTAATCCTCAACGCCATCATTTTTTTCAGCCGGAATAAATACACCAAGATGCTCACACGAAAAATCCTCCAATGAAAATTCTTTCTCCGCAATCTTGTGCATCGTACTGCAAGAGTTTGCAACTGTCCCGATCTTATATGTATCAAACTCTTTCCACCAATATAATGGTGCCGTAATCCTCACATACACCGGCATCATTCGCATGTACTTACGATGCTCTGTACCGGCATCTGATAATCGCTGCATGAGAGAGTGGTCATTTTCACCGAGTTTAAAATACTCATTTCCAGTTCCCATATATTCATGACCAGCATAGCTATCACTCTTTTTCCATGAGTTCATAGGGTTTCTCATGCCTTCAATAATAAACTCCATCTGCTCTGGACTCGCCAGAACCACATTTTCTAATTTAATCATTTTCGTCCTCCCCTTCCTTACGATTCGGATTCTCACGTGCACAAGCAATTTTTACTTCGTCTTCAGCCCATATCTCCATGCTTGATTTTTCTCTCTTACTTTTCGCTCATTTTTTTAATCTCTTTT